GATGATGAAAGCATTGGTTGGTGGAACTACCGCTAAGAATAGCCAGGTAAAACTTGGTATCAAAGGTACTCAACAAGTACAAATTTTAGACTCAACTCCAGCATTCCAAGCGGGTGGTTGTGGATGGTCTCCAAGTGGTACTACCACTTTCTCTCAAATATCTTTAACGGTATGTCCAGAGAGAATTAACGAAAATCTTTGCCCTGACGCATTATTTTCAACTTATCAATCATTACTTTTACAAAAGGGACAAACTGAAGAAAGCGTTCCATTTGAATTACAGATTGCAGAATTGAAAGTAAAACAAATTCAACAAAGAATTGAAACTAAATTATGGCAAGCAACTACCGCAGGTGGTGACTGTTTCGATGGTTTCAAAGCGTTATTAGTGTCAGGTGCTACAGGTACTGCAGTTTCTGCAAGTCCGACAGCATTCTCTTCAACTGTGGCTTACGGTACTAATGGTAACCCAATCACTGAAGTTGATAAATTAATCTCTGCATTAGATGACAACGCACAAGCTATTGAAAATCTTGTATGTTATATGTCTTACGCTAACTACAGATTATACGTATCCGCTTTAACAAAGGCTAACTTCTTTGTTAACTATATTGGAAATTCGACTGTTATCGGTGGTGAAGCAAACGCTTTCGCAGTACATCCTAACTCAACAGTTAAAGTTTATCCTACATTAGGATTGAACGGTTCTGGTAGAGTTGTAGTTGGACCAGCTGATTACTTCATCGTAGGTTTTGATGCTTTATCTGACCATGAAAAATTAGACATGTGGTGGTCTCGTGATAACGACGAAATTCGTATCAGAGGTAATTACAACTATGGTGCAGCTTTAGTTCGTTACGCAGGTGTTAACTACTTTGCAACAAACAACCTTTAATTAACGATAAAAAATAGGGAGGTGAAAATCCTCCCAAATTTAAAAAATAAACAAATACAAATAATATAAAATAATATGAGTTGCTATATATCGCAAGGAATTTCCTTAAACGAATGTTCAGATAGTATTGGTGGTATTCAGAAGATTTATATCGCTGGTGGTACAGGTACAACAGTTGGTGGTGTGACAGGTTACACTTACAACGCTACCGATAGTATTACAGGTGCTACAAGTGCTGCTGGTACAATCTTCTACGGATTTGAATTAAAGAGAGGAACTTCTCAACTTACACAAAACATCCAAAAGTCATTTGAGAACGGAACCGTTTGACGCTACTAAAAGAACTATCATCGAAAACTTAGCGTCAAAAGATAACTTACAAGTTATCGCAATTGACCAAAACGGAACACAAGTAATGTTAGGTCAAGTGAGAGGTATGTACGTATCTGCTGGAGCTTTAACTTCAGGCCTTGCATTAGGTGACAGGAACGGCGCGAATTTCACCATGACGGGTCAAGAACCAGTTCCTGGTAGAGTTATCGTTGGTTCTTTACCTACTGTATTCTCAGGTGCTACATTCGTTGGATAATTAAATTGATGATTTATTCGTCAACTATCTATATATCCTATTAAAAAGAGGGTCTTCGGACCCTTTTTTTTATTTTTATCAATTCACTTTCACTTTTTTTATATTTACTATATATAGACTTTAATATGCTTATACTAAATAAGGGACAACAAAATGAATTAGTGTTAAACATTAACAACAATTCAAGAACAGATTTTTCAGGATACACCTTAACATTTACACATGTGGTATCACAAGAAGTAAAATCATACACAGTTAGTACATCAAATCCATTACAATATGCTGAGAATGATAGGTATTGTGAAATTATATTGAACTTACAAAACGCAGGACAAGATTTAAACTATCTTGGTCAATATCAATTAGAGATATATGGTAATGGCACAAGTTTAGTTTATACAGGTATGGCAGAATTAAATGGTTCTCAAGAGGGTACACCATTTACTGAATACGTTTCACCTGATGAAAATAATAGTAGTTATATTTATATACAAGATTAATTATGAGTGAAGAAAAACAAAAATATCAATTAAGTAGGTCTAACTTTAGACAAGAACCAATCTTACCCCGTTTCTCGGAATTATTTCAGAGAGTACCATGGGTATATTATGGTGACAATAACTTAATGCCGCAATACCTTATTACAAGGTTTAATAATTCAGCAATACATAAAGCAATCATTACCAGTAAAGTAAATCAGATTATGGGTGATGGAATTGTTTCATTAAACAATCCGATGGCTACTGTTAACCTTATCAACAAAAAAGAAAATGTTGAAGAGGTTATGAAGAAATGTGCGTTGGACCTTACTCTATTTGGTGGTTATTCACTAAATGTAATTTGGTCAAGAGATAGACAAACAATTGCTGAGATTTACCACTTAGACTTTAGTAGAGTTAGAGTAGGTAAAATAAATCCAGAAACAGATGAAATTGAAAAATACTATTATTCAGCTGATTGGTCAAACATTAAAAAGTTCCCTGTTGAAGAATACGATACATTTAATCAAGAAGATGGTGACCCATCTCAAGTCTTTTATTACAAACAATACCAACCAAGTAATAGCTATTATCCTAATCCAGATTATAGCGGTGCTTTGGCTGCTATTGAGATTGACGTAAACATCAAGGAGTTTCACAGTAACAATTTAAAGAATGGTATGTTACCATCACTTTGGATAGATTTTGTGAATGGTATCCCTGATGAAGAAAATCAAAGAATAATGACAAGGGCGTTGGAAGAACAATATAGTTCTGTTAATAACGCAGGTCGTCCAATCATATCTTTTAATGAAAGTCCTGACCTTTCTCCAAGAATTACACAAATTCCTGCAGCATCTTCAGACGGATATTACCAAAGTATCTATGATGATATTATTAGAACCATTTTAAGTGGTCATAGAATATCTTCAGGTGAGTTGTATGGTATTAGTACTTCAGGTAAATTAGGTAGTCGTAATGAGATTGTAGACCACTCAGAATATATTCGTAAGATGGTTATTATGCCATATCAACATGAACTATTACCTACGTTTAATAAATTGGTAAGTCTTAAATCACAAACACCTACAACATTTGAAATTAAACCATTATCAATCTACGAGGTTGGTGATGTGGTTGAACAACCAATAGTTGAGAATAAACCAGAACAACCAACACAAATATAACAATATAACATTATGGGAGTTTTACTTATAAGCGAGGTGAAGTTGAAAAATTTCACAAATATTAACAAACAAATATAACAATATGGGAGTATTATTAATATCAGAAACTAAATTAAAATCCTTTACCAATATTAACAAAAATGTTGATATGGATGTTTTACGTGCTGAGGTACAGATTACACAGGACACAGAATTACAACCATTACTTGGTAGTTTATTTTATAACCATCTATTGGACCAAGTGTCCTCTACGGGTAATACGTTCAATTCTAACGAACTTACTTTGGTAAATGAGTATATTGCCCCATATCTAATTCAAGCGTCTTATTTCAGGGCTATACCCCATCTACACTACAGAACGATGAACCGTGCTATAGTTGAAGGACAAATGGAAAGTGGTTCACCTGTAGATTTGGAAACGATGAAGTATCTTCGTTCAATCCAAAAACAAACTGCAGACTTTTATAAGATGAGATTACAAGATTGGCTTATCACAGGACGTGGACAAAACTTATATCCACAATATCTACAAACATCAACTATTGATGGTATGATACCTGACAAGTCAGCTAAATACAATAATCCAATCGTTTTAAATCACACTAGTCGTTATGGATACGCCTATAGAGGACATGGTGGAAACGGTATGATGGGTAACTTACCATCTTATTCAGAGATTGAAAGTTCTAACCCAAGTTGTAATGATTGCTATTAATATGATAGAACAAATTATATTGACAATTGTAACCACGTTAATTGGTTACTTTGTTGGATACAGAAAGAGTAAGAATGAGATAGAAGGTGGTCGTTTAGAAAACCTTGAAAAGTCTATTAGGATTTATCAGGTGGTTATTGATGACCTATCCAAAAAGGTGGAAGAACTTACTTCACATATTGTTAGATTAGAAACAACAATTGATAGCCTTAAAATGGAGAATAATAAATTAAAAAACAAAAGTAATATATGATTGAATTACCAAGACCTACAGAAAAAGAATTAACCAAGTATAATAAACATCTATATTTTGAAAGAATGTTTGAAATAGACTACCAATCAAAATATAAAATGAGTCAAACACAATTCAGTAAATGGGTTCACGTTAATTACGATAGTGTATGTCTTTTTAATAAATCAATAAACACAAATCAATTAAAAAAAATAGGATAATGAAAAAGAACGAAAGATTTGAAATGGTGAGACGAATTAAGTTAAATTTGTCTGAGGTAAAACCTAATAACATGGAAGATGGTTTAGAAAATTCTTGTTGGGAAGGATATGAACCTTATGGAACTAAGATAACTGAAGACGGTAGAGAAGTACCTAACTGTGTTCCTGTTGAAGCTAAGAAAGTAAAAGAAGGTTTTCCAATCCCATCACCTGAAGGTGGTGAAGATGAGAACGCTTATATAAGTAGATGTATGGGTGAGATTGGTGGTGAGTATGACCAAGACCAAGCACTTGCAATCTGTTACAAGCAATATCAAGAAAAATAAATAAACATCTCTTTATGAAATGTAAAAAGGTCCCATAGTGGACCTTTTTTTATTAGAAGAACATGTAATATAACATACTAAACCCCATATAGAGTATCCAAAATCCAAATCCAATAAGTAAAAATTTTAATATTAAATCTATTACGGTTTGAAACTTATTCATAATAAAAAAGAGGGTCACCGAAAACAATTAAAAAATGAATGGCAAAATTACAGAATAAAGATTGATGACCCTCCATTAATAAATATACATAAGTTCAAGAAAAAAACAAAGGGGAAATGGTTCACCAACCAAATCCCCCCGTTCACGTATATATATTATGGAAAAAAACTAAACTTCTTCAAATTTTGATGCAATATGTGTATCAATCTTATCCAATAGATTACCAATCTCAGGGGTATAACCGTTCTGACAATAATCCGTTAATACATTAGTAATTCTTACAACTTCCTTTAAGGTTAAAGGTGTACCAATCATTCTACAGTAATCCCCTACAAATTTAAGAGTTGACTGTCTTACAATACTCGCCTGTGTGTTTTGATAATCTTGTGCCATTTTTATTTGATTTAATTGTTTATATCACAAAGATAGTAAATTAATCCGAAATAAAAAAATATTTGATAAAATTTGTTCTTTTGACATTAATTACATATATTTATACTTATACGTTCGTCTTCACAATATAGAACATTAAAGATTTTAGGGGTTATTGAACGAAAACTGATGTGAAGACCAGTGAGTAATTTGGTAACCCTATTTTATTTTAAACCAATAATATGGAAAAGAAAAGTTTTAAGTTCTACACTAGTTGGAACGATGCAATCAAAAAGATGGACGAACAACAAGTCCGTACATTCATCAATAACCTTTGCAACTATGCGGAGGGTAAAGAAGTTCAATTGAATGGATTGATGGAAGAAATAATGTGGTCTCAAGTTCAACCTCTATTGGACTATAATGAACAGATGAGACAAAAGAAAATTGAGAATGGCAGAAAGGGAGGTATCGCCAAATCAGAAAAAAAGTCTGAAGGTAACCAAGAGTTACCAAATCTACCAAGTTCTACCAAAACTACCAAAGGTAACCAAGACTTACCGATGAAAGAAGAAGATGATGTTGATGATGATGTTGATGATGATGTTGAAGAAGAAGATGATGTTGAAGTAGAAGTAGAAGATGATGTTGATAGTAGAAAGATGATTGTTGATAAGTTGATGAAGATATTCAAAAATGATATTGATGATAATATTATTACTTCAAAGGAAGTTGAAGGATTAACTATTTCAGTTATTAGACCGGTGGTAAATGAAGTTATTCCAAATTATCCAGAATGGGAACAACATCTAATCAAATATGGTCCTGAATATGTTTGCAATAAAATAAGTAAAAGATACGCGGTTGATAATCTTACTTATTCTTTTATCAAAGCTGTATACGCATTATAACAAATTTTAAATTATGAAACCAATAAAATATCCAGAATTTAGTCATTACTCAATTGATGAGGATGGAACAATCTACTCAACTACATACAATAGATGGCCAGACCATGTGTTTAAAGAACCTAGAGTTAGAAAACCACATCCAAATAAGAATAACAAGTACCAGCAAGTTATGCTTCAAAATGGTTGGGATAAAGTTAAACCAAAGTTATTCTATGTTCATAGACTGGTGGCAGAACATTTTATTCCTAATCCAAATAATTTACCTTTGGTAAATCATCTCAACTTTGATATTACTGATAATAGGGCCAGCAATTTGGAATGGACAAACCGTAAGGATTTAATTATTCATAGCCAAATCCATAATCCCAATTATTCTATAAGAACTAGAATTTTAAATAATGAAGAACTTCTCAACAAGGGAATTGAATATTATACTAGAAGTAAAAATATTAGAGGATTAAAGAAGATATGGGAATGTAGTGACCCAACAGCATATAAAATACTTAGACATTTCAACATACAAACTAAGAATAAGAAAAGAAATAAATAAAATTTTAAAAAAAAGTGGCGCCTTTCGTCAATTTTTATATTTACTAATATGGCACAGATACTAAAAGAAGAATTTATTCTCAACAAATTAAAGAAACTAATACCGGATTTAGAGAAATTAGAACATTTTGATAAGAAGGATTGTTATTCCAAATCAAAGGATTTACATACAGAAATTAAATGTAGGAGTAAACACTGGGATACTTTAGGTATCCAAAAGGATAAATGGGATTATCTAACTCAATTCAAGAAATGTAGATTTGTAGTTGCAACACCAAAAGGTATGTGGAGTTGGAATTTAAATAAATTACCAGAACCGGTATGGCAAAGAAGATTAGGACCCACATCAACAGATTATAAACATTTATCAATCATGGATGAATGTTGGAAAGATATTGGTTATTTACATATTAAGGATGCAATTGATATTTCCTATTTACTTAATTGATAGTTTCAACTATATTTTATTATTCTAATTAATGTTCCCAAAACTTTTAGAACTGTCCCGTTTGAACTTAGGTGCCATTAGTTCAGCGGGATTTTTAATTAATTCACGATATTTATGAGTATATGCACAAAATGTGGTATAGATAAACCATTAGACCAATATCAAACATATTGGCACTCAACTCAACAAACAACAAGAACAAGAAGATACTGTAAGTCTTGTTATAGGGAACAAAAGAGGATTTACAGGAATAGTATCAATATGAAAGAAATAATCCAACCAGAGGTCTTAGAATTACAACCAGAACCAATTAAGGAAGTTATGTTGGATAAAATTGAAAAGAAATGTAGAATTTGTTTAGAAGTTAAAGACATTAACGAATTTTACCTAAAAGATGGTAAACCTATCTTTGGTTCATGTAAGTCATGTGAATGTGATAAATCAAAAGTAAAAAGACAAGAAGAAATTGTAAATAAGGGTGGAAGTTGGAAAGTTTTTACTGAACCAAACAAATATGCGGATGAACTACAAAAACGTGGTACATTCCAAATTATGGAAGTTCTTGGATATTTATATCATGAGGAAAGTGGAATATGGACAAAAGAAGGTTGGAAGGAAGTAGTAGACAATCAACCACATTTCATATATATAAAAAAAAGTACGGTAAAAAAAAAACAAACAAGGACAAATATTACAGAGGAAGTAAAAAATAGAATTGTTTATTATTATTTGAGGGGACACAATCAACAACAAATATCCCATAAATTAGAAATATCTGATACAACTATATGGAGAATACTAAAAGAAAAGAACTTACTCACATCAAAGTAGGTGAATTAGAAATACCAGCATCGTATTGGGAAATGACTGAAGGTGAGAAGAACGACCTATGTTTAACGGTATTAGATGGTATGTTAACCATACTTGATTACAATTTAAACAAGGAAATAAACAGATTTAACATGTTAGATAATCTACTTCAATCAAGTATTATTGTCAACGAACTAACTGAAAACTATGAAGTTACGGATGTTATGACGAGAATTAGACAATTAATTAATGAATAAAGATATTGAAAAGTATATTGTAAACAATTATTTCAAATTACTACAAATTACTAAAAAAATAACAAATCACCATGATTTAACTCAAGACTTACTTCATGAAGTAATAATACAATTATACGATAAAGGGGCAATCAATCTAAGGAAATATGATGATGACAGTATGAAATATTATATCGTATCTATCATCCGTATCAATTGGATAAGTAAAACATCACCATTCTATTATAAAGTCAAAAGGGAGTTTATGAAATATGAGAGTTTGATTGAACATTCCAACGTAAATGGATTTTTTGAAATGTCGGCAGAACAAGAGTACTTTGAAAAACAAAAATTATTTGATATATTAGAACAAGAGTATTCTGAATTAACTTGGTTCCATAAATCCTTATTTGAATTGTATATGTGTTTGGGAAGTGTTAACAAGGTGGCAAAACATACAGAGATACCCAAATCATCAATTATCAAATATATCAAGGAGAGTAAAGATACAATAAGAAACGGAGTAGAAAAAAAACTAAAAGAAGATGAACGACATTTTGGAGAAATTTAACAAAGCTAAACAGGAAGCTATTGATAACCCACCCAAAAAGAAACGTGGATGTACATCATGTAAGAAGAAAAAGGATGAGATAACGGAATTACCTGAATTAGAACTAATAGAAGAGATTGTAATTGTATTTGATAATGAGGATATTGTTAAAGCATATTACGCAATTGTTGATAGGGGTGGAATAAAAGAAGAGATGAAACCTCTAATCTCAGCTGTATATAAACAAATATTTAACGAGGAGTTTGATTTTGGTAGATGTGTGAGTTGTAAGAATAACCAATATCATAAACTTAGGAACTATATAAGATTTGAATTAAAGATTAATATATAATGGAAAAAGAAAATAAAGGGGGAAGAAAGTCTAACATAGCAACCTATGAGGAAAGAATACCCGAAGCATTTGAAATGATACTGTATGAGAAACTCAGTTACACAGAATTTAGACAACAAGGGGCAAAGAGATGGGGGATTACTGAGCGTGCAGCTGAGACTGTTTGGAAAGATTGTAAGGATAGATTACAAGCAAGGTTCAACGAAAAGACGGAAGAGATTATCTCAGAACAACTTAGTAGGTACTTTGACTTACTCCAAAGAGCCAGGGAAAGTAACAACAAAAGGGTAGAACGTGAAACCCTTGCAGATATAAATAAACTTTATGGATTGGAACAAAGGAAGATTGATATTACATCCAACGGAGAACCAATTAGTATTAATATTAATTTAACAGATTAAAAAAATTTAACATAACAACTCGTAAAACTTCGTTTTTAGGTAGCCCGATAAATATAGACATATGGAAAGAGAGATTACAGGATTAATAACAAGTGAGGACCCAAGTATCCACTGGTCATTCTTACCAATAGATGGTGAGACAATCCTTGACTTAGGATGTGGAATAAACAATCAAGAACATTTACCAACACCAGTATATTGGGTACAGAATAAAGCTAAGATGGTTTATGGTGTAGACCCTGGTCAACCATCATACGATTGGTTCAAACAAAACTTTGTGGTTAAGAATTTTATTAACATTATGGATTGGGTGGATAGAACAGAAAAGTTTGAGTTGTATATGAATGCAACCAAACCAACCGTAATGAAGATTGATGTGGAAGGTTCAGAGATATTCATGAACGCAGTTAACCCTGAGTGTTTAGAAGGTATAAGACATATTGGAATAGAATATCATAACCTATCTTGTTTACTAGCGTGTGAACATCTATTAAGAGATAATGGATATGAGTTAAGTTATTATAAGTTTCCACATCTTGATATAGATTATCAGGGAGTACTATATGGTAAGAAGAAGAGTATAACATTAAAACAAAGAACAATATAATGGCGTCAGAAATTAGAAGACAGAAAAGATATAACGAAAGACAATCAAAGAAGTTATATCAAAAGATTAGTCAAGAGACATTAAATAAGATTAACCAATTAACACCTGAAGAAAGGGATAAGTTATTATTGGAATATAAGAATATGTTAGAACAAAAACAAAAACAGAATGTGTAATTGTAAGAAACAACAAGAACCAGTACCAACACCAGTACCACAAACTCCTGACGAACAACACGCACAGGAAATAACTGAATGGAATGGTGGAGTAGAACCAACAACCAAAGATGGACATAACGATTAATCCAACCAAGAGACAGTCACAGGCGTGGAAGTATCTCACCGATGATAAGACTAATATTGTTTTATTTGGGGGTAGTGCCGGTGGTGGTAAGTCTTGGTTGGGATGTTTATGGATAACAACCCTATGTTTAAATTACAAAGGTATAAGATGTTTGATTGGTCGTTCTGTATTAACACAACTTAAACTAACAACTCTCAATACCTTATTTGATTTGTTATCTACCATGGGATTAAAGAGTGGTGAACATTTCACATTCAACGGACAGAGTAATGTCCTGACATTCTATAACAAATCAGAGATTATATTCAAGGACCTTGCGTACAATCCAAGTGACCCTAACTACGACAGTTTAGGTTCGTTGGAGGTTTCAGCATGTTTCATAGATGAGGCTAGTCAGATTACATCACTAGCGTTCAGTATAGTTAAGTCACGTATAAGATATAAACTTAATGAGTATAAACTTACACCAAAGGTCTTGATGACTTGTAACCCCTCAAACAATTGGATTAAGAAAGACTTTTATTTACCACATACACAAGGTAGATTGGAAGTTAACAAAGTATTCATACCAAGTTTACCACAAGACAATCCTTTTTTGCCACCATCATATATTGAGATGTTAAAAGAATTACCACCTCAACAAAGAAGAAGATTATTGGAAGGTGATTGGGATTACTTAGATGAGAGTGATAGTCTATTTAAGTTTGATGAAATATCTAATTCAGTATTTAGAGTAGAACCAAATCAAACAGATAAGAAGATATTAACTTTAGACGTAGCAAGGTTTGGTGATGACAGGTCCGTGGCGTTCGTTTGGGTGGGTCTGGTTGTCGTTTCTTGTCATGTGTATAGGAAACTATCAACCACAGAATTATATACCGAAATACAGGACCTAACAAGGTCATACGGAATACACCCACAGAATGTTATTGTGGATAGTGATGGTGTCGGTGGAGGTATCAGTGATTTACTTAGGGCAACAAACTTTGTGAATAACTCATCACCATTACACGGACAGAACTTCTCCAATCTAAAATCACAGTGTTACGTAAAACTAGCAGATATGTTTAAGGAAGGAAAGATTAGTTTGAATATACTAGAACCATCAATAATTGAAGACTTGACACAGGAACTTCTTGCAGTTAAATTAAAAGATGTAGATAAAGATAATAAGGTAGCAGTACAATCAAAGGACGACATGAAGAAGATATTGGGTAAGTCACCCGATTTGTCAGATAGTTTAATGATGAGAATGTTATTAGAAATAAAAACCCAAAAGAGTACGGGTAGGTACGCAATAATGTCCATATGATAAAATTTACAATAGACGGTGTCAAATATCAGATACCTGAGTTTATCTCAATTGATAACTATGTTAAGATATATAAGGTTAAAGACTTATTTAGTGATGATTATTTTGCTGCAAAGGTGGTTAATATTGTCAGTGAAGCACCACTTGAAGTATTATTACAGAGTGAATATTCTGAAATACAACAACTTGCAACATATATAATACAATTAATACCAATAGACAAACCAGAATTTATAGATAAGTTTGAAATTGATGGTGTAAAATATGGTTTCATTCCTGATTGGAAGGATTTAACATTTGCAGAGTTTGCCGATATTGATACATTAACAACAAAGAAACCTGATGATATATTAAATAATCTCCATTTGATTGCTGCCATGATGTATAGACCAATCACAGAAGAAATAAAAGGAAGGAATTATAAGATTGAAAAATATAATATTGAGACGATGAAAGAACGGTCAGAACTGTTCAAAAAGAAACTAGACATTAAGTTCATTTTAGGTGGACAGTTTTTTTTTATCAACTTCGCAAACAAATTTTCAAATTATTCCCATCTGTCTTTGATGGAGAACTTATCGCTATGGCAGAAAGTAACCCTGATTTGGTCGATGAGGAAATGGATAGCGAAGGTAGCTTTCTCCAAAAAAGATATGGATGGTACGTTGTCGTCAATAGAGTTACTGAAAACGATATTACAAAACACGAAGCTATCTACGAAAAGAAGTTAATTGAAGTATTAAATCAAGTATCGTTTTTGTTTGATTATGAAAAGGAACAAATAAAAATGATGAAAAAACAAACTAAAACACTCTAAACCGATATTTACTATATATGGTGAACTATAAACAGATAATTCAAGACTTAAGTGGTATAGCGTATTATCATAATCAAATCAATAGTTTTGGTTATGGTGACATTACACAAATCACCATGGATATTGAAACCAAACAGGAACCTTTATATACAAAGATGTATGTAGTACCTGGCCAAGTTCAATTTGCACAAAATAGATTACTATATAATTTTTCCATTATTATATTGGACCAAGTTAATGATGACTATTCCAATCAGGAAGAAGTTATGTCTGACACTTTGGAGATTTGTAAGGATATTTTTACAATCCTATACCAATCATATACTTCAGAGTGGGGTGGTTTCTCAATTGATTACACACCATTATGGGGTCCGAATGTTACACCGTTCTTAGAAAGATTTGAAACAGTATTGGGTGGATGGACCATGAACTTAACAATTGAACAACCGTTTGATTATAATATCTGTGTACTTCCAATACCAGGATATACAACACCGATACCAAGAAGTTATAATCAGATAACATATTATCAACTTATTGAAGATTTTAGAGGACTTGCCAACGCACACGAACAAATAAACTCATTTGGATTTGGGGATTTAACTCAATTAACTATGGATATTGAGACAAAACAAAGTCCTATATATACAAAATTATATATAATTCCAAATGATACTATATTAGACCAAAACCAATTAACATATAATTTCCAAATAATTGTAGCAGATAGATTAAAAGATGATTATTCAAATCAAAGAGATGTGATGAATGATACTTTAGAAATAATGAAAGATGTGTTTACCTTCCTATATTTATCTATACCTGATTTTGAAAGTGAATGGAACCCATCTGTTGAACCTTTCTTAGAAAGATTTGAAGATGTTCTCGCAGGTTGGACCATGACTTTAACAGTTACCCAACCATTTGATTACAACAGATGTAATGTTCCTGAAAGACCTTTCACAAATAAAAAATGGTATGAGTTAGCTGAGTTGTGGAATAACATTTCAACTAATTGGAAAGATGTATAACACAAAAAATATTATATAAATTATGGGTATTTTAACAAATCAATATGTATCACAGTCGTATCAAGGTCTATTAAATCTTGCTAACGCTAATACAGGATTAACAGTCAACCTTCAAACCGTAACAGATGGTTTGGGTGGAACTAGTCCACTACAAATAAGTAAAACACAGGTAAACATATCTGGTTCATTAACCGTGAATGGTTCTCCAATATCTCTTGATACAGGTTCTTTGGTGACCACATCGTCATTCAACGCATATACATCTTCAAATGATAGTAGAGTTAATTCTCTTATATCTCAAACAGGAAGTTATGTAACTGAAACTGAGAGTGGGTCATTTATGATTACAGGTAGTGTTGCGGGTGATACCTTAACATTCACCAAAGGTAATGGTTCCCAATTTAGTTTACAGCTTAATACAAGTTCATTACCATCAGGTGTTGTATCAGGGTCACAACAAATAATAAATTTAGGATTTGCAACAACCGGTTCTGTTAATCAGAAGTTGGACACAGGTTCTTTTAATTCATACACAAGTTCAAATGATAGTAAGGTTAATAGTCTTATTGCCGGTACTGGTTCTTATGCTACTACTTCATCGCTTACTTCGTTATCGCAAAGTATAGCAACAACTGATTTAGGTCAAGATAATAGATTAGGTAGTTTAGAAAGTAAGACAGGAAGTTATGCAACCACAGGTTCAAATAACTTTGTTGGTCAACAAAATATAAATAATAGTGTTAACATAACCGGTTCATTAAATGTAACCGGTGAGATTACAGCACTATCAGCATCTATTACTTACTTAGAAACAATATATCAAACATCATCAGTTATATTCTCATCAGGTTCAAACATACTTGGTGATGAAGCTAGTGATACACAAACATTATGGGGTACAGTTAAATTACCATCAGGACCATTATCTGTAACAGGTTCAGTTACTGCAACTAACTTCACAGG